TCCCTGGCGAGGAGAAGTACGAGAAGCGGTGGCTGACGACGTTCATGTCGACGATGTTTGGTGGCGGGCTGCGGGCCAACACGCCTGCGGAGCAGCGCAACCAGTTGATCCGCATGCAGCGTGAGTTGTCGGACGACATGAAACGCATGATCGATATTGAGGTCCGCAACGTCTAGGCTCGCTGGGACGAAAGCGGGTTAGGTTGATGGACTTCATCTCACGCGACGACTGGCATGCCAGACCGCCGAAGCGGGCGTTTTCGCGGCTGCGTTCTTCCCGTGTCGTGGGAATAGTCGTTCATCACTCTGGCGTCGCGAACCCACCTAATGGCGTGGCCGCAGTCCGAGCCTATGAGCGATACCACATCGATACTCGAGGTTGGAATGCGATTGCCTACAACTGGCTCGTTGACGAACGCGGAGTGATTTACGAGGGGCGCGGCCCAGGGATCGTTTCGGGCGCCACCAAGCATTACAACTTCAAAACAGAGAGCATCTGTTACACAGGCTACGGGGGCACGAAGCTCCCTGAGGTCGCCCTCATAAGCATCACCGAAGTCATCGAAGACATCCAGGCCCGCTACGGGGGGAGACTGTGGTTGAAAGGGCATCAGGACTTGGCTGCGACGACCTGTCCAGGGTCGGAGCTGTACGCATGGTTGAAGAACGGGTGTGTCGTCTACCAGGGCAACCCGTCAGGCATCGATTTCGAGGGGATTGCACGGTATTTGCGAGATTTGGGCAACGGGCTCGACAACATTCCGTTGTCTAGGGCCCGTCGGTCTCGGGGCCAGTTGGTGCAGTTGGCGCAGAGCCGGCTGAAGGACCGTGGGCATGATCCTGGCGGTATCGACGGGGTGTTCGGACGCAAAACGAAGGCCGCTGTGAAAAGTTTTCAACGATCTTTGGGGTTTCTGCGCCCTAGTGGGGCTATTGACGGGTCAACGTGGGACGCTTTGTTCCTCTTGTAGGAGGTGCTTTCTATGCCCCGAGGTGAAGGTTACGGTCCCACGTTTCAGGAAACGTTCGGGTCGCAGAACGATCAGCCGTACAACTCAACGTCTTCGTTCAATATGTGGGATATGTCGAAGAAGGCGAAGAAGGCTGCCGCCTATCTACGCAGCACCAAGCTCGGCAACGCCAACAATGGCGGCCGACCGTTCGGAAAGTAGGACACCATGAGGGATGGTTCAACCCCGAAGCTGGTAGAGACCGGCCGTGTCCTCGTCGACACCGTGAAGCGTCCGACGCAGAACCTGGGCACCCTGACTGAGGGTGCTATCAGCCGCATGGCTGGCGGGATGCGTTCGTTTTTCGACAAGAACGATTGATGGCCGGCAAGGGCCGAAAGCGCCCTAAGCCCCGCTACTAGCCGTGCCGCTCCAACGCGGATCTTCGCGTGCGACGGTGTCGCACAACATCGGCAAGTTGATCGGCGAGGGCTACCCAAAAGATCAAGCAGCGGCTATCGCCTATTCAAAGGCCGGCCGCGGAAAGAAGAACAAGTGACTACATCATCAAAGTTTTCGTGGGGATCCTGGGCCGAGAGGGCAGCGTGGACCGCCGTGCAGGCTTTCGCAGCCGTCCTCGTCATCGGTGACCTGTCGACGCTCCGCACTGCTGTTGTTGCAGCCGCAGCAGCGTTGCTGTCTGCGGTGAAGACTCTGGCTAAGGAACGCCTCGGGTCGTGAGTGAGGAGGCCACGTTCGACTACGAGTCGGCGTGGTCTTCGTGGTTCGCGAGCCCAGTCAGGGAGGAACTCCAGGCGGGGATCGCCACTGAGCTGGAACGCACCAGCGGCCTGTTCGACGTTCAGGACGGCACGCATGCCAAGTGGAACGGTGAGCGCCTCGGGGTGTTGACCGTGTTCAACTCTGACGAGTTGATCGCTTTGCTGTGTGCGTGGGAGGAAGCCGAGAACGGCAACTGGTTGGCTCAGAAAGAAGTGCTGATCTGGTTGGAGAAGTGGATGGAGTTCATCACTTGCTGCGTTGAGGCTGCTCCGCCCGAGTGAGGTCGGCGTCGCATAGTTCAACCAGGGTCCGCATCGCTGTCCCTACTGCGGTCCACTGTTCGTGGCTCCAACTGTAGAACAGCGACTTGCGCCACATCCGCCACTCGAGGGTTTTGAACGCGTCATCCAGGTCGTGGGTTGTTTCGGCCTGTTGTTCAGGTGTCGGGGTCCAGGGTGTAGTCGTAGTACCCATCGAGTCGTTCCTTTATGACTGGGTGGTCGAGGAGTCGTTGCCGTAGGTCGGCGATGATTCGGTCTCGTCGTCTTGCCACAGTCGTTTTAGGCATGCCAACAACAAGGCCCACGAAACGCAAAGAAAGCCTAACGACAATAAGCATGTCGAAAATCCAGCGGTCATCTTCCTCCAGGGAGTCGAGTGCGTCGGCGAGGATATCCCGCAACGCGAGTTGTTCGAGTACGGATTCTTCGGGCTCCTGGGCAGGGGCGCAAGTAATGAGTGCTTCAAGCGGCGAAAACGCTCGCCCGAATGCGGAGGCGTGCCGCTGGCTGCCGGTCGTTTGGAGCAGCGGGTCGTAGAGGGATTCTTTGCGGCGTACTTCATCCGTCACTGCCGTTGCTCCAAGGGAAGAGGGACGGCTTGAAGCCGTAGTATGCTTTACCCTCTCGGAACGACCCTGGGGTCGCTTCTCCCTTGTCAATGAGCTTCATAATCGTTTTCAGTGGAACGAATGCGTATTGCTGTTTCGGTGTTGACCAGATCCACAACCACACGGGCATTTGCCCGTCCCACATGGTCAACGCTGAGAGCTTCTCTTGTTTCAGTTTGAGACCTTTGGCGCCGCAGCCCATCACTTCGATGAGGGTGTTGACGGTGACGTAGTCGGGGGTGTACCGCAGGAACAGCGGCAGTGTTTCTATCGAGAAGGGCGGCCGGTTGAACCCCAGGCGTGCCCACCCTTCGGTGCGTTCCTCGAATGCTCCTTCGGCTTCTTCGCCCATTGATCCGTAGCGTTGCTCCCACGACAGGTCGGAGAAGCCTCCGTTCACCGCGGGATCTTTCTTACTAGGAGCATCTGCACCAGCCGGTCGTCAGGGTAGGCGACACCTATTAATCCGTCTTCTACGAGTTTACACAGGTTCGAGGCGTCGGCGGTGAGGGGTGAGAGGTCTTCGCCGATGGGGCCGATGGTTACGTCGGTCCAGTCGGGGTGGAAGATCATAACCATGGAGACTGGTTCTTCGTAGTAGGGCCCGTCGTATAGTTCGGCTACGCGTTTCTCGGCGTCGAGGGTTTTCTTGTCGGTGTATGCGCGGCCGCGTGCGAACCGTGGCCGGCTCTTCGACTTGGGTCGGCCTGGGATCTTGAACCGGTAGATCAACGTCCCATCTTTGCACCAGCGTCATCGACCAGTTTGCGTAACTGCTGCTCGCCCTGCGGGCCGCGGGCAGCAAACTTCTGCCCCCATTTCAGGTCGCACTGGCGGGTCCATTCGAGGACTGCGTCGGGCGAGTAGAGCTGGCGGAACAGGGAGCAGGCGAACGAGAACAGGGCGAGGCTGCGGTCGTTGTGGGTGGGGCCCTGGTCCCATATGTCTCGGGCTACGAACTTGAAGTCCGCGTCGACCCTTCGTTGTGTGAACTTGGGGGTGTGGATGGGTCGTGTGGATGGTGCCGGCTGGTAAAGGGACGCTATTTTGACGATCTGTTGGCGTGTCACCATCGAATCGAACGCTTCGTTGGTGAAGTCCTCCATGCACAGGTTGCTCTGAGAGCCCCGTACAGCCTCCTGACGGCCCTCTGGGCGTGATAGTGCATATGGGAGGCGTATTCCGTTCCCGAAGCCCTTAGCGGGCATCGTGACCTGTTTAGGGTAGACCTCTTTAGTAGGACTGTCGACGAGTTGGCAGGCCGCGAACATGGCGTTGCGGCCCATCTGAGCGGGGATGTCCTCTTCCAGGAATACCCACAGGTGGTACCCCTTCGATCTACTGCTCTCTACCCATGAGGTGATGTCGAGCTGGGCGAGTAGTTCCCGCACGTTGACGGCGTGAACGAGGGAGATGTCTCCCTCGTCCCAGTCGACGGCCAGCCAGCCGACATTGCAACTCGGGGAACCTTCAACCTCCATCAGCGGGTATACCCCCAGGCGGTATGGGCCCCACAGGTGGTTGTGGATCGCTTCTTGGAAGATGATGCCGTTGGCTGGCACGGGTGTGCCGTCCTCGCCACGCCACGGTCGGAAGTCCCCGTCGGATGTTTCCTTGGCGACGGCGTTGCCTCGGAACAGGTGGCAGAACTTATCCGCCACCACGGGGTCGTTCACCGCATGTACCTGTCATCAGGAGGAATGTCGTCGTCACGATAGGTGCGAATCTGACCAGTATGCGGACACAAAAAATACTCAAAGTCGCCGAGTTTATTCGGCGGCCGTTTGTTCTTCGTAACCCGAACATTGATCGACACAGAGTGGTAACACTTTTCCAGATAGGACAGCGACGGGTCGTCACGTTTGCGGTACACGCCGAGGACAGCCAGGGCCTCCTGCTCCCCGCCGTACTTGCCGGCCGTTATCAACGCCGGCTTGTGCCGGTCGCCTGACCCTCGGCCGGCCTGATGCACGACCGCCAACGGGATCGAAGCCTCCTTGCTCCACCGCTTCAACCCCTGCGCCTTGGCAACCACCCCCGTGTGGTCCGACTCTCCTGGTTGCAGCTCGAGGTAGTCGACCATGGCGAAGTTGGGGTGCCGACCCCAGTAGTCCTGCGCCTCCTTCAAGGTGTCCGACATCTGCGTGAACGTCAACGCCCCGTCGTTGATGAGGATGCGGTCGAACAGGTTGCGGGCTGCCGAGCGGACCTCTTCCAACACGGCCTCGTTGCCGTCTTTGATCTGCTGCTCAAGCTCTTCGCCGTTGCGGCCATACGCAATGCAGTGCAGCTTCTGGGCGACCAGTTCGCGTGGCTCATCGGGAGAGAACAACAGGATGTGGGCGTCAGTGTTGAGCAGCGCGGTGACTATTGCGTTGTACAGCACCTGGGATTTGCCGTTGTGTGAGTGGCCCACAACGAGGAGCATTTCGCCGCGGGCCAGACCCCGCATGGCGAGGTCAACCTCGGGGAAGCCAAGCAGGAACCGCCCCTCGTCGTTGCGGACGTAGTCGACGAACGAGTCAAACGCCGTGGAGGTCGGTTCGATGTACTTGTAGTCGGGGACGCCCTCACCGTGGTCGGATGAGGACGCCCCCTCGAGTCGTGCGACTATTTCCTCAGGTGTGAGGGGGGAGGGCAGTTCGGGCATTACGCACCGCAGCGTGCGTGCATGTCCTCCGCGTCGAAGGCGTG